GGAGTTACCTTAAATACAGTAATTACGCTATCACATCCATTTTTACCAGTATTCTGTCGCGCAACGTCCATAGAAAGAATATAATAACTTTGTAAACTTGATCGACCAGAATGTTCATATTCAGGCTTTTGGAGTGAACGGTTTCTATCAAACGCATCTCCATTAAAGAACGCATCAGCAGTTGTTCCTGATCACTTTGACTCATACTCACGCTGGAATGATGCTTCATTAAATGTACCATCTCGTTTAAGGTCTTGAATAAAGTTTTTATCAAGAAGTTTTGCAAGAACAGGAATCCTATAAGTTCCTCCCATAATAAACGCTTTTTCTGGCTCAGTTATCATCCAAATTAAGAACTGAATAAGTTTATCATAAGGGAATGAATTCTTATATCCTGCTGTTGTAATAAATAACTGTGATTTATTTAAAGTCTCTTCATTATGCATACTGCCATCCATACATAATCGAGAGACGTTCATGATTGGTAATATTACCTGTGAAAGTATCTCACCATCAATACCAACACACTCTTCCATTAATCCACCGTGACGACGCTTACCTCTTGATTTCTCACTGGCCGCAAGGTTATCAAAGAAAGAACCATTTTTAAACATATAACAAACATAGTCCTTACCTTCTCTTGTTTTACCAGGCCTGCGGTCAAGTTCTCTATCAAAAGCCGGCACCAAAGTACATATTTCATTAACTTTTTCTTTAACGATACCAGCAGACTGCTCTTTACCGCCAGAAGTAACGAATAACTTTGCTCTTGGATACAGAACGCATCGACACATTAAGATTAACACTGATAAGAATGATTTAGAGTAAGCACGAGGGAATACGGCATAAACATATTTATATCGCATTGCCACCCGTAAAAAAACTCTTTGATAAAAGAAAAAGCGGAGTCCATTTTCTGGAATTTCTCCATCTTTTCCAGTTTGTAAAAAATCTACAAACATATCTGGGTATTCACGTCAATATGCTATATATTGGCGCAATTCTGGTTTAATTTTTTCCAAACGCTCTTCTGATAAGCCAATCTTTTTTCTATCTTTTGAAATCTCTAATAAATCTTGTAAAGCCATATTACTCACCAGCTTTCGTATAATCTGTTAGATTTTCCAATAGCGCATTATCTTTATCTGCTAGATCATCTTCGAAATCATTAAATTCCTCAAATTCACCATCAGAAATATAACTAATATCATTAGAGAATAACGCTTCTTCAAGAATATCTTCATCTCCGGCCGCATCTGCTTCGGTTTGCGCTTCACGAATCTTATCTTCTTCAATCTGCTTAACCGCATTCTCAATAAGATTACCAATATTAGTTTCTTCTGTAATTAAAGAATGAGTATACTCTTGTAAATCCTGAAGAACTCTATCAACCTTATCTTGCGGGCCATCGGTATAATATCGTGGAATAAAACCATCTTTTTCACACATCATTACAATTTCTGAAATTGAATCAACGGCTTCACCAGATTCTGCCTTGTTCTGCGCCGCAGTAAACTTACCTGAGCGCATTAAACTATCATACATCTTTTGGGTCTTTTGCGCGCCATCAACATCTCCTAAATCAATTAATTGGTCTAGTTTAAGAGAAGTTTTCGCAAGTTTTTTAAGAGTATCTTTATGACCAGCACTTTGAATATCATAAGAATCCATAAAATCATTATAATACTGCTCTAACCATACTCATTCTGCTGGTTTATAAGATGCCCCTCATTTTAATTTAAGATAAGTCACATCCTCATCTGTTAAACCTAATTCATCAGCTGATTCAGCGGGTTCTTCAAATGTAAATGTTTCATAGGAGTCTGCGCCGGCAGGTAATCCGACCGGGTGATCGGGCTCGCGCAATTCCCCTTCCGGAATCTCAAAGGTCCTTTCGCGCAACGCTTGGTCAATTTCCTGCATTGTTGCGCCGTTCGCTTCAAGCGCTTCGCGCACCTTTTTATGATCGAGCTCTTGGAGATATTCTGTATCTTTCCAGCGTCAATCTCTATATTGTTTAAGTTTCATTTTAGAAAGGTATCTTCCTAAAATAGTAGTGCCTGTGACTTTTTTCCGATCGACTCCATATCGAGCCAAAAGCGCATTCCATTCGTCAGGAATATAGGGCACATCGACTTCTTGTAAAATCCATAAATATGTATCTGGATTTCAATTATCTACGTGCATTGTTAAACATTTTTTACAAATGGGGATAGTTCCACCGTTTGGATATTTTTCTAAATTATTAGATAAATAAAATTCACTTCTCTTTAATGTTTTATGACATTTTTCGCAAAAAATTAAATCTTTTTTAATATTATCCATAAACTACCTCCTTTAAATATTTTACTGCGCAATTGCCGCAAATTATAGTTTTTCGTCCTTTTTATTACGACATTCTTTACAAATACTATAAAATCCATCTTTACTAGTTTTATTTTTGCTGAAATATTTATTATGAGCCAGTTTAATTTTTCCGCAGCGAGAGCATCTTTTATATTTTCCCTTTTTCTCATTTAAATAATACCAATCTAGAAATTCATCTTCTGCTGCGGACGCAATTAAATTAGGAATTTTATTACGCCATAAAGATGAAATATATTCTAGACTATGTTTAATACCAAATTCTTCTTCAATCACATCGCGAATTTCAGAATTTTGCATTCCATCCACTTTGCACTCAACAATTCTGTATAAGAGAGGTTGGTCTTTTAGCGCAATCATACTCACCCTATCAAATTCTTCCATAAGAAATCAGGTATCTCCCATAAAATCACCCCAGCTGTTTTGGCGCAATTTAGAATAATTTACTAAAATTGCAGAACATACTTTTGGATTACATAGGGATAATCCAGTAGTATCAACGTTTCCTTCTTCGTCAATCTTTGTTTCTCATGGTAATTCAATATGATGCTCTGAATGAACAAGATGCATTGATTGCACTGGTGGATTTCTATATTGTTTTATTACATACTGGTCCTTACGACTTTCTATTAAGGATTTTTTCGCTATAAATGCGTCACGACCCTCGCTATGGCGCACCCGGTAGTCCCAGGCCGCAATGGATTCGTCAGTTTGTTGTAGTTCAGGTATTTCTTCTCTATCTTTTTTTGTTATTGAAATTTTTGGTTGAAATATTACATGTTTATCTTCATTAGTTATATTATAAACTCCATCTTCGCCATTTTCAAATTGCGAGACAAGTCCCTCATAAGAGGTTTCTCTTTTATTAACAGTTGCTAAGCGGTTTTCAGTAAGAATTTTTTTCTCCTTTTTCTCTTCTTTCTCCATACAAAAAATTAAATAATCGGCTAGTATTTCAAGATACGCAGAATTGGGATTGGGGTTTTCTTCAAGTATCTTTTCTACTAGGGCTAATCTTTCTTGCGGAGAGTTTAAAGTATAATCTAATTTAATCAAATTCTTTTCCTCCCAGCTTGTTTACACTATCATTATAACAGATTTTTTCCGCAGTTGTCAAATTTTAAAAAATTTTGCTATAATAAAATTGAAGGAAATTGTTATGGAAGAAGAAAAATACGAAATTTTTATTGACAATAGAAAAGTAGGAGAATTGGTTAGTTTAAATAGCGCACTAATTTTTGTTAAAGGATTATTTAATAAATATCATGATGATACAAAGATAGTGGTTAGTTTGCGGCGAGTGCGCGAACCAATAGATGAGGATGAGATATGGGAGCAGAGTTGCTTGAAGTAAAAGAATTTGTTAAAAACTGGAAGGCGGAATTAAAGCCAGAAGTGGCGGCCGGGAGAGCGGCTGGGCGCAAACCCCCGACATTAACAATTATACAGGTTGGAAATAACCCGGCTAGTACAAAGTATGTAGATAATAAAATTAAGGATTGTAAAGAAGTTGGTATTCAGGTAGATTTGTTTAGGATTCCAGAAGATAGCGGCATTGATCAGGCTGGGTTAGAAGATATTGTTTATAATTGCGAAACTAATGGGTTATTGATTCAGTTACCACTGCCAAATTATTTGGATGCGGACAAGGCATTAAGATATACGACAATTTGGAAAGATGTAGATGGATTTATACCAGGAAGTCCTTATAGTCCAGCTACCGCAAAGGGAATTATTAAGTTTCTGGAAGGTAGAGGTCTGGGAGATGGCAGCGGCAAGAATGCGTTGGTAATTGGCAGAAGTAAGATTGTTGGAAGACCAGTAGCAAAGATGCTATTGGATAGAAATTGGACAGTTACTGTTGCGCATAGTAAGAGCCCAGATTTATGGAAACAGTTACTTGGTAAACATTTGATTGTTTGCGCCGTGGGCAAAGCTGGATTTTTGGATTTGCGGCAAGTGCCTGCTGGGTGCACGGTAATTGACGTTGGTACGAATTTTGTTGACGGGAAATTGGTAGGTGACTGCTTCGCGCATGAAGAAGATGAGGCGAAATGTAGGGTGACGCCAGTTCCTGGGGGAGTTGGATTGTTAACAAGAGCGGCACTCTTGGAAAATGTAGTGGAGGCTTGGAATAAT